TCTTAAAAAAGATAATTTTTTTAACATAGTTTATTCAATATTATTCCTAGCAATAATGATAATGATGGTATGCAATTGAGACATTCGCTAAAGACCACTTGCACGGAGTTCCAAGTCGGGATACGACACCGAAGGGATTGTAAGTAAAACAACCAAACTCTCGCATCGGAGCATTTAGTTGATTCGCATACGATTTGGTTGGGTCGGCGAGAATGTTTAAAATTAGGAGGAGAAAATGAATAGATTAAAGTTTATGGCTAGTTTGACTGAAGGAGATACTTTAGTTGATATAGGGAGTTATTACCCAAATAAGTATTTGAGAGGGAAAGACGTAATTGGTATAGATCTTAAATTCCCAGAAGAACTTTGTGAATCTTACACTGGTTATAAGATATTGGATTTGAATAAACATAAGTTAAAGTTTAAAAAAGAGTCAGTAGATACAGTGGTAATGGGGAATGTATTAGAACATGTAGAGAATCCATCGGACGTTTTAAGGCAAATAAATAAGATGTTAAAGAAAGATGGTAAGTTGGTGTTGTCTATACCTAATGCTACTTTTTGGTGGGCAATAGTTCATAATATATTATATAAATTCATAAGGGATCAAGATGTAGGTGTACATTTAAACAGTTGGGGTAAATTAGATCTGATAAGATTGTTGAAGGTTAATGGGTTTGAAGTTGAGAATGTGTATGGGGCAAACCTTTGTTTTCCTTTTTGCCCTAGTTGGTTAAATATTGGTGTTTATTTTTTTCATACATTAGCATTTGAGTTGGTGTATGAAGCTAAGAAAGTTAGTGAGGTATAAAAATGGAGAGGGATTACAAAGAAGGACAGGAGTTTACTACAATTAGGGTAGCTGTTGGTTTTATTAAGTTTCTAGATGAAAAGAAGAGACAGTACAGGAGAGAGACCCATGAGGATATATTGTGGAGACTAACTGGTTATGAAGATGAAGCTAGAGAGAAAGACTTAGGTGGTAGTAATGAGAGAGATTAAGTTTGGAGCATTCGATAAAAAGGATAGTGGGTGGTTATGTAGGTGTTTATCAATAACAGATTTAATTTTTCGAGATATTTTGGAGAAATATGCTGCGGAAATAATTTTAGGAGATGTTATTTTAGTACAGTTCACTGGATTACTTGATAAACATGGTAAGGAGATCTATGAGGGAGATATTTTAGCAACAAGGCGTGGATTAGAACCTGTTTTTTTTGATCAAAGTTGTTTTAGAATTGGAACAGAACATAATCATTCTAATATAGATTCTGATTTATATGATACTTATAAAACTAGAGAATGTGTTGTTGGGAATATATATGAGAATCCGGAGTTATTGGAAGGTGATGAAAAATGATAAAAACGTTCTACCATAATTTAATGTTTGATTGGAAGATGAATCGTATTGATGCAAAAAAGAAGAAAGTATTAGAAAACTTAGATAAGGGCCTTCTTATTGCTAGAGAATGTAAGGAAGGTCAGCATAAAATAAATATGATAGTTATCCAAGCTAATAGGAAGTTAGCATTGTTACAATATGATGAGCTTATGGTAAAGAAGAAGCATAAGTCATGGATGGCATAAGATGGGTAAACCTCCATATATGGTTAAGAAGGAAATAGAGTATGATGTTAATTTCTTGAAGACAGCAGAATCAACAATTACTGAAGAAGAGAGACCGTACTACAAACAGCTGTTTAAAGTAATGGTTGAAAAATATTGTTTTATTAAACCTGCTGAATTGGTAATATTGGATAGGTGGTGTTATAACACAATACGTATGAGAAGAGTACAGAATTGGTTGCTTGAGAAAGGTGAGTTACAAACAATAACTTCTAAAGCAGGTGTTGAATATACAAATGTTAATGCTGCTGTTTATTATTTAAATTCTATACAAGCACAAATGAGAGCTGATGAAAAACAGATGTTGCTTACACCTAAAGAAGATCTTAAGAAAAGTAGTGGAATGGAACAAAAGGACTTTAGTAAGTTTATGGCAGATATAACTGAAGTTGATGCTGAATTTGAGGAGGTAGAGAAAGATGGAAAAGATGACACTTGAAGAATTTAGGGAATATGTTAAGGAAAACGATGTTAATATGCTTACACATGAGGAAATGCAGGATAAAGAATTTGAAGATAAGTTTACAATTGTTTGTAAAAAATGTGGAAGTATGAATATTGAATTTTTTGGAGAACTCGGTGTAGATTATGGGGAATATACAGGATATGCACCTGGAAATAATGGATTTAAATGTAAGAAATGCGGAAATGCAATTAATTGGTACCAATAGAAGATGGAAAGGATAAAACAGATTAAAGGACTTGAAGAGGGAAAAATTTATCATGTTGTAGTTGGTAATGAAGATAACCCAGCTTCAATGCAAGAAGTTAAGAATGTTGAAGAAATATTATGTGAACAATTACCAGAAATTAAATGGATTGTTACAACTCACCTAATTGAGATTAAGGGAGCTAAAGAAGAGGATAAAGAATGAAACCAGAACCATTGAAAGATAAAGTAGCGGGTAACATCACATGGGCTATAAAAAAAGATGATAAGGCACTTGATTATGATGTCTTGTATAGGGGAAAGGATATAGCTTCGGCTGTTGAATGGTTGAAAGATAAAATGTTTAGACATTTAATTGATGGATCTATGGAGACAAGAGATAATATATCTACTTACGATGCATATGAATTAATCGATGAAGCTTTTGAAGATGTGATACAGAATGAAAAAGAGACAGAAACAAAATCAGATGATTAGTGGCTAAAGATTCATTAATGAAAAGGCTAGCGGATAAATACGGGGCCGAATTAAAAAAGAAGTTATTAGATCCAGTTTTCTTTATTGAGAATGTTATTGGTGAAGAGGGAGAGCTATTAAAGTTAACTCCTTTCCAGAAAGAGTGGATAAGATTAGCTGAGAAGTACAAGAGGATAAACCTACTTGCTTTTAGGAGTTCTGGTAAATCTGAAATTTTAATGGTCTGTTATCCAATATTCAAAGCATTTGTACAGTCTAGATCACAAACCTTAGTTGTTTCTGCTTCTCAACCACAATCTAGTGAGATACTGAAGAGGATAAGGGATAGGATCTTGTTTAATGAAGTATTACGGTCAGCTGTCCCTTCTAACAGGTCTTCTGCTTGGTCCAAGACAGAACTGGAGCTTAAGAATGGATCTAGGATTATTTCTAAGTCCATTACTTCTCAAATAGTTGGATACCACGTAGATCTTATTGTATGCGATGAAATAGGTTATTATAGGGAACACGGAGTCTATGAAACTGCTGTTCCTCCAATGGTGACTGCTAAAGACGGTACAATTCTCTGTGTGGGTACACCAACTTCTATGGTTGATCTTCCACATAAGTTAATGAAGAATAAAGCTTATACGAGTAAAATATATCCAGTTAAAACTAAGAATTCAAATTTATGGAAAGAGAGATACCCAGATAAGGACATGGCTGCTAAGAGAAGAGAATACGATAGTATAACATGGTCTAGAGAGTTTATGTGTAGACCTATCTCCTCTGAAGACCAGATCTTTCCTTATGATTTGATTGAGAAAACATTTGATTATGCAAGACCATTGGATTACCATTACGATAAAAGGTTTATTTACTATATGGGAATTGACTTTGCATTATCTGGTGCTACTGGTGCTGACTTTACTGTTTTTACTATACTAGAGAGAGATCCTAAAGACAATACACTTAGATTGAAGATGATGGAGAGATATAAAGGATTAGGGTATATGGCTCAGAAGAAGAGGATACAGCAGCTATATGAGATATTCCATCCAATCAAAACTATTGTTGATGAAGGTACATTCGGTAAGTCATTTCTCCAAGAGTTAAGAAGTGCTGGAATTGCTATGACAGGATATAAATTTACAAATCAAACTAAACAGGAACTTATTATGAATTTAAGGAATGCTTTTGAAACTGAAAAGCTTCTAATTAACAATTTACAATCTCATGTTAAAACAGTTAAGACAGTTAAAGATCTTGTTAAAGAACTTCTTAATTTTGGAGTGAAATTAACTAAGACAGGACAGATAGGTTTTGAAGGTTTAGGTGCTCATGATGATATGGTTATCTCATTTGCACTGGCTGTTTTTTGTGGTAGAAGTTTCACTAATTCTGCAACTAAATTTCATGTATTTCGGGGATCAGGTAGGAAAAGACATGCTATGAAGAAAAGTAACTCCGCATCAGTACTCATCACCAGAGTTTAAAAACCCCTCCGATAGGTTTAAATAAAATGGATGTCTATATAGATATCAGTATACTAGTATAAATAAGACTAAATTACTCTTGTTTTGGGAAACAGAGGTTAAATAATGCAGATAAACTTATTTGAAGCACATAATAAACCAGGAATTCTAGAATCAGGCAAGGCCCTCGTATCTAACCCCAATTCTGGACTTGGAAAAGTCGATAATGAGCCAGATAACACTTCTTTAGCCCAGATGTATGAGAATGCGTATCTAAACGTCCCCCTTATTGGTTCTTCAGTTGATGTTTTGACAGATCAGACAGTTCAGGAGTTTTTCTTTGAAGGACCTAACCAAAAAGCTATTACAAAATTTGCAGATAAACAGAATTTATGGTTGTTTTTTCACCGTACTTGTAAGATGATGTTGATCTTTGGTAATGCTTATGTTGAAGTTGTAAAAGAAGGGGAAGAGATAGAAAAACTTAAGATATTAGATTCTAAAAATATGGTTGTTGTTAGAGAAAATACTGGTAAAGTTATTGGTTATGTTCAAGATAATGGAACTACCAGTTTAGTATGGGGAACTGATGGGAATCCTAATTCTAAATCATTGGTAGTTGGTGCAGTTGATGATATTGTTCATTTTAAATATAATCTTTTAGGTTCTGATAAATACGGAACATCACTTATACATAGAAATCTTCCTAGTACAAATCAAAAGTTGGACATGGAGCAATATATGAGTACAGTTGTTGAGAGGTACATTGCTCCCATCATCCACGCTAAAGTGGGCACTGATGAAAATCCAGCTACAGCAACAGATATCACATCTGTTGAGAGTGCATTAGAGGACATAAGAAGAGATACCGAATATGTTACCTCTCACCTCGTAGATATGGAAGTACTCGGATTCAAAGGTAAAACTTTGGATTTCATCCCGTTATTTGATCATGTTGATAAGCAAATCATCACTGGTATGATGGTCACTGGTGTGCTCCTAGGAAGAGGTAAAGGAGTAGATGGAGCAGTAGCTGAAGTTCAATTAAGAGGACTTGGTAGAACTGTGAAATCCATACAACGTACACTTAAAACTGAGTTTGAAGATGAGATCATAGTTGGTCAAGGACTTGGTGATCCTGAAGATAAACTCATATGGGGTTCAGTTGAAGAACGAGAGAAGACAGTAGACATAGATTTAATCATGAATCTAAGTAAAGCTGGACTTATTACGAAGCAGAAAGCGAATGACCTTTTACCCCCAAAATTCAATGAGAAACTACCTGAAGATCTACCCCTAGATGAAGAAGGCAATGAGAAAGTTCAGCTGAACCCTAACGATCCTACAATGACAACCAAAGGAACTGGCAGTGCTGGTAGAATGAAGAAACAAGCTGTTAGAGTTCCAATGGATGATAAGAATGGAGTTAAGAAGAATCAACCCAAAGTAAAAAAAGAAGGGGTACCGAAATAATGGCTACCTTTAGATGCTCTGTTTGTAGACAACTTCATGTAGTGCAAAATCACTACGATCAACAAGATTACATATGTCCAAATGAATTATCTCAGAAAAGAGAATTCCAGGATTTAAGACCAAGTGATTTATTTTCCAGAAGAGCTTGGAATTTTAATGAATGGTCAACTAGAGAGGATTCATATAGGGATGTTACAGTATTCCCTAAGAGATGTGGCATACTTAAATCAGATAAAAATAGATATGCAGGTGGTACAGAATCGCACAACTACTAAAAGCTGTTGAGGAATGGTACCTAGAAAAGAATGAAGTGAATGAAGTAGAATATGAAAGATTAAACGTAAAATTTAATGAGGTAGAATAATATGGATCCTAAAAAAGAAGATATTCAGATAAAAGAAAACGTTGAATTATCATGGACAGAAAGTTTTAATATTACAGAATCAGGAAAAGATCAAAAAGGTAAATGGTTATCCATTGGCGGTGTTGCTCTTAAGCCTGGTGTGTCTAGGAATAAGCGTAACTGGACTATCGAACACATTGAGGAAAATGATGGTGCAGAAGTCTCTGTTTTTGTCGAACATGAAGCCACAGCTAGTAATGTCATCGGTAAAACAAAATTATTTAGAGAAAATGAATCGTTGAGACATGCTGGTAAGATAAGGAACACTGTCCAACATCCTGATGTTGTAGAGAAAGTAGAAGATGGATTATTAAGTGTTAGTGTTGGTGCATCAGCTAAAAAAGTAACAAGAAAAGCAACTAATGAAGGGTATCAATACAATATGGAAGGTGTAAACATTAGACATCTTGGAATTGTGGGAAGTCCAGGTGTTGAAAGTGCAAGTATTGAGTATGCTCTTGCAGAAAGCTTTAATCCTAAATCAGCAAGTAATGTTGATGATCAAAAGATAGATGAGACTAAAGAATTGAAAATTGAAAAGGAAATTGTGGAGGAATCTAAAATGGATGAAGAACAAATGAAAAAAATTCAAAGTGAAAATGATGAATTAAAAAAACAATTAGTCGAAATGGCTGAAAAAAGAAAAGAAGATTTAGTTGAATCTGTTATTGCTATTAATAAAGATTTAAATAAAAATGATTTAATGAAGGAATCAGAAGATACCTTAAAGATGAGAAAAGAATATGAAACAAAATTGAAAGAAAATGAAGAAGAAGAAAAACCAGCTGATGGTGAAGAAAAGAAAGAAGAACCTTCAGGAAATGCTGAAGTTAATAACGAAGAGCCAGAAAAAGAAAAAGAACCAGCAGACGAATCATTAAAAGGTTATATCCTTAATGAGAAATCTGGTGAATTTGTTATGAGTGAAGCAACTTATAAAAAATTTAACGAAGAAGTTAGAAAATACGAATAATAGAGGTGAAATAAATGGTACAAACTGAATTTTTATTAAGTGATATTGGTAGAACCTTCACCGCAGTAAACGACAGTGCAACTACAGCAATTAGAGCTGGAGACATTGTATTTGCAGCACAAGGTTCAACATCACAACTAGGTTCAACTGTAGCAAACTCTTTGACTGATTACGCATACAATGATGTTTCAGTTAAAGCATGTAGGCTAGTAGGAACCACAACTTTGACAAAAAGAGTTATAGGTGTAGCTATTACAGATGCAGCAGCAGCAAGTCAAGTTACTGTAGCAATGGAAGGGATTTTCTTATCTCCAGTAGATGCAACAGCAACTGTAATAACATCAGGACATCCAGTAAAAGCAGCAGATGCAACAACTTCTGGAGTAGATCCATTAGCACAAGATTACGGTACAACATCAACAGCCTTAGGAGCATTCTATAAAATCGGTAGAAGCTTAGTAGGAGCAAATTCCAGCAAGGATTACTTGTTATGGAAATTAACACTTTGAGGTGATAGAAAATGCCAAACACATTATTAACAACAGACGGAAAGGACTCATCTTCTACTACAGCAGGTAGCTCTACTGGCAGTTATTTGATTCCAAGAACCCTCTTTAGGGAATTAGTTTTAGCAGTACGTAAAAATCTAGTTTTTAGAGCATTAGCAGCTAGAGTAATTGGACCAGCAAGTATTCCAGGTTCAAGTATTGATATTCCACTGCAAACACCAAATAGTATGAGAACTTATAGGGTGGCTGAAGGAGCAGAAGTTCCATTAGACGTAGAGGAGTACAGCGGATTCAATCTTAAACCAATTAAGTATGGTGTAAGAATTGGAATCACAAGAGAAATGATTGAAGATTCAGTAGTAGATGTTATGGCTATGAATATGGCTACAGCAGGTTATGAATTAGCAGATAACGAAGAAGCTTTAATTGTAGCAACACTTGATACAGGATCTGGTCAAACAGGTGGAACAAGAGTAGCTAATAGTAATGCAACTCTACCAATTAGTGACATTACAGCAGCTATGAGAGGTATCGAAGAAGAAAACTTTACACCAACTGACATGGTCATTGGAGTTGAAGTAGCAGATGATATTAGAAATATAGATTCCTTTTTGGAAGCTGATAAATCTGGAGTCAACAATCCTTCTAGAAGTATGATTGGAACTATCTTCAATATGAGAATTCATGTGTCTAACAACGTAACAGCAACATATGCTTATGTACTTGATAGAACAGCAGCTTTCTTAATTGCAGAGAAAAGAGCAGTCACAATGGAAAGATACTTTGATGCAGCAAGAGATACAAATTTTGCAGTAGCAACTCAAAGATTCGCAACTAGGTATTTAAGACCAGGTGCAATCTCTAGAATAGTAACTACATAAGTTAGTTATTATTTTATTTTTTTATTTTTTTTAATAAACCGAGGTGAATAAATATGGTTTTAGGATTACGTACAGCAAGGAAAGGTGCAGTTGATGGAATTCAACCAAATACTCAACTTAATACTCAAGCAGCAGCAGTAACAGCAGTAGCATATACAGCAACAGGTGCAATAGCAGAAGCAGATACAGTCGTTGATTTAAATCATTCTTCTGTTAAAATAGAAGCAACCATTGCAGCACCAAGACCTGGTAGGTTAATGGTTATAACTCAAATTGATACAGGTACAGCAGCACATACTGTTACACTTACTCAAGGAACATTTGATGGTACAAATAACACTGCAACTTTTAATGCACAGTATGAAGCATTAGTTTTATTGGGGATAAGTGACAAAAGATTCTTGATACTAAAGAATTATGGTTCAGTAGCATTAAGTGCAGTCTAAGGTGATTTAAATGGATGAATTAAAAGAAGCACAAGCAGAGTATGAAGCTTGGAAGGGTATTAATCCTTATTTAGCTAAAGCAGCTAAGAGGAAGATGAAACTTCTAATGAAACAGGAGAAGGAAGAAGTAAAAGAAGATAAACCTGTTAAGAAGAAGGTAGTACTCAAAAAAAAACGAGTTTCAAAGAAAAAATAATAAATTTTTTTATTTAATTTTTATAGGTTTGCTGTTCCTCTGTATAGCAACCTTACTTTAAATAAAGGAGGAGAATAAAAATGGGATATCCAAGTGATGGTGGTTGGGGTACAACTCAACTAAAATGGAATGCACTACATCTAGAAGATAGTGCATTAATTTTAAATAATGCTTTAACTAAACCAATTGTTAGTATGGTGGGTGGAGTTTATAGGAGTTCTAGTCCAACATATACAAATGGTGATGCAGCAGTTTTACATTTTACAGCAGATGGTAGTCTTAAAACTACAGCAACAATTTCTGGAGATGTAAATGTAGACAATACAAGTTTAAGTACAGATGGTTTAGTAGGTAAAGCATCTGGAACAAATGCAGATTTTACAACAGCTTATGCTAGTGGAACAACATTAACATGTTCTAGTTTACCGGCAGGAGTTAGTGCAATTAAAGCAGATGATATTGTTTCTATTCAACAAATAGCAACAGCAGGATCAGTTACAAATACTTATACAAGAGACGATATAACTCTTACAGCAGCAGGTACTGATCCAACAACTTTAACAGTTACAGGAGCAACATTTGCAGCAACAGATTCATTTGTTGTTACTACAAATATTGCAAGAGACACAATAAACGATTCGGTATATGCTGAAGATTCTGCACATACAACAGGAGATGTTGGTACTTTTACTTTAGCAGTTAGGAGTGATACAGCAGCATCAACAGGTGATACTGATGGAGATTATGTTGCAACAATACAAAATGCAACAGGACATACATGGACTGAAGATAAAAACTCAGGAGATGCTTTAACAGCATTACAAATAATTGATGATTGGGATGAAGTTCATGATGCCGCTTGTGGTACTGATGGTGCATTAATGATGGGGATTGCAAGATCTTCACAAGAAACAGCAGTTGCTAGTGATGATGCAGTAAGACCTGTGTTTAATATTTATGGTGAACAAATATTAGCAGGATATGATTGGTCAGCTCAAAATCTAAGAATGGCAGAAACAGATCCAATTTCATCACATCACGTTGAAGAAACTTTAGCAGCAATTACTAATGGTGCAGATGGTACTTATTATTATTATTTGGATATGGATGGATTCAAATATTTTGCATTACAAGCAACATTAAGTGGTGGTTCAGGTACTTGTACAGTTACTGTTGAAGGAACTTGTCAAGATGATGGAACAGCACCTGCATCATGTACATATGTAGATGTTACAAATGATTTATTTGGTGCAGCTAGTTTTACAGCAAGTGACATGTTGATTGCAGATGGAGTAAATCCATTCAAATATGTTAGAGTAAAAGTGGTTGCAGCAACAGGTGCAGCAGATGATGCAGATTGGACTTTGTATCTTAAAAAATTATACTAGGTGATAAGAAATGGTTAAAAGAACTTCAACAGTAAAATTCGATGTTTCAGATGTAGATTCAGCTGGTAATTTAACAATTAGAGACGTTTTAGGAAATAGATCAGATACAGCAGGTACAGGAACAGTAATGGGTTTGGTTAAAAGAGTAGATACAAGACAAGGTGTACC